AGGTGTCGTGTATAAGTCATGGAACAGAAAAGAAGTTGAAATTATGCAGTTCACAGGATTGTACGATAAGGATGGAACTGAGATTTATGAAGGTGACTTGATTGAGCTATTTGTGAATAAGAAAGGTGCAGTAATGGTTGAATTTGTAAATGATTTTGTAGGTGGTTGGGTGCTAACACATGAATCAATTGATCAAGTCATATCCCTTGGCGTCAGAAAGAAAAGTGAACTTAAAGTTATTGGCAACATCCATGAAAACCCTGAATTAATGGTGTTATTAAAATGACAAAAACAGAATTAATTACTAAACAACAGTTAAAACACAATAATAGTTATTAAAGTAATACAAGATGAAGTATGAAGTAATCTTTATCCAGTTGAACAATGGAGTACTGAAGATTATGAATTCCCTCGTATATCTATGGTGGCAATTACACAGGCTTTATGGATTATAGATAATTATAGATAACCAAAGAGGTAATTAAAAAATGTTTAACCTTATTACAATTAACTTAGATTTTTTATTGATGGTTTACCTAGTCGGTATTCCAACTTTTCTTTTATTATTACTACTAGTTACAGCAAAGATATCTAAGGATAACCCAATCCCAGATAGACTGCTGGTATATTCTATCGCGTGACTACTAGTTATAACGCACATTGTTATTGGAATGACTGTCGATTTTTTTAATAGTTGAAAAATTAGTACCAAAGGATTAATAAAATAATGTATAAACATTTAGAAAATTAATTACAAATAAATGGAATATTGAAATGGAAAATAAGAAGTTTGAATTAGGTCAAATAATTTACGGTGTCTGCTTCACCCTGAAGACAAAGACAATTGGTGGATAACTCACTATGTAGGAGTTGAAAACAATGACCGAATACTTACAAGTACTAGTTATTTGAGTGTTATTAAAGGAGAAAACTATCTAAGTTGGGTGCTGCGTTATTAATAGATGAATACCATGGAATGTTAAATAAGAATAAAATAAAGACCTATTATAGACTTCGGATGAATAGACCGTATAAACAAATGAATATTGAAATGGAAAATAAGAAGTTTAAAGTTTGAGATATCATATATGTGGCTGTCATTCCAATAACAATGTGCGTTGGAGTTACTTCATCTCCGTAGAGGACTTTCATAAAATGATCAAAGAGTTTTAGTACTGTTTTAGTACTGTTTTAGTACTGTTTTAGTACTGTTTTAGTACTGTTTTAGTACTGTTGTATTTTATATATTAAAAAGAGAAGTCAAATGAAAGAATACATTGATAAAAGTATGATTTACACAGATTTAATGAAGCTAACAGAAGATTCAGAAGCTTTTTATTTTGTTGACCAGTTATTAGATAATACAATTTATCGAATTTTCTTATATCGATTAGCATCTTATACAGATTTTTGTCAAAAAAGTGCATTAGAATCTAGTGGTATTATGTTCAAAATTGATGACAATGATAATGCAATCAAATTAGTTTGTGTACCTCCACATAAGTTTTTTAACTTACATGAAAACCCATTCACAATGGATATCGACCATCGCAGTGTAACTAATGCTTTTGTAAAAGAAGATGGTTCATTAATTAGTACATTCATGCATAACGATGAATTACGATTAAAAACCAAAGGTTCTTTATCGTCATCTCAAGCTATTGATGCTATGACATGGTTAGATAAACCTGAAAATTCAGAAATGAAAGGTTTATTAACGTACTTAACAAATAAAGGTATTACAGTTAATTTAGAATGGACTTCACCTAATAATCGTATCGTGTTAGAGTACTCAAAATCTGCATTAATTATTCTTAATATGCGTTATAATAATAATGGTATATACATTAGTTATATGAATCAGTTCATGGTTAAAGATGATTTAAACTTTTATAAAGATAAATCACTTGATGAATTACGTGCTGCTAAATGTATCGAAGGTTGGGTATGTCGCACCAAAGATGGACAATTATTTAAGTTAAAAACTGATTGGTATGTACATTTACATCACACTAAAAATAGCATTAACTCAAGCAAACATTTGTTTCACAATGTTATTAATGAAACAAGTGATGATTTGAAACAATTATTTGTAACTGATACTGATGCAATTTCTCGCATTTTAATTATGGAAGATATTGTTGAAAAAGAGTACAATCATAACTGCACTTTAATAGATAATTACATCATAGAAAATAAACTGTTGAATAAAAAAGATTATGCTATCAAAGGTCAAAAAGAATTACCTAAAATGTTGTTCAGTGTAGCCATGTCAAAATACAATAATGGTAAGTTATCCGTTAAAGATATTATGATAAAGAATTATCGTGTTTATACAGATATGTATGAAGCTAAATTAGATGAAAAATATGAGTAATTTATTATAAAATAATTCATAAAAAATTGACAATTTTAAGACAGTTGTGATATAATATAACTATCTTATCAAAAAAGGAATGAATATGTTTAAAAAATATCCAAGTTTGGAAAACCATTATAGACAAAAGTTTATCGATAAAATCAGAGTTTGTCCAGAATTTAGCTCAACTGAAACTGTATTTATTGTCACAGAAAAAATTCATGGTGCAAACTTTCAGTTTAATGTTAGTGATGACGGTATAAGAATCGGCTCAAGAAATAACTTTGTTGATGGTACATTTTATAACTGTCAATCAGTAATCGATAAGTACAACAAAAGTGCAGAAATCATTTTTGAATACTTGAAAAATACACGTAATGCAAAATCAATTATCATATATGGTGAATTATTTGGAGGTGTATTACAAGGTAAATCAGAACATGAAGCTAAGATTATTCAAGGTGGAATACAATATATTTCATTTAATGATTTTTTGGTGTTTGATATTTTCATTCGTACTGAAACTGATGAATTTTTCATGTCATTTTATGATGTCATTAATATTTTCCAGGACTTCGCGAGAAGTGATGACAAGAAAAATCAATTCAGAACAGTACCTTACTTCACAATGAATACATTAGATGAGTGTTTAAAATACCCTAATGATGGGAATAGTAAGATTCCTGCGTATTATGGGTATGAATTACCTAATAATATTGAAAACATTATGGAAGGTATTGTTATTAGACCATTTGAAAAAGACATTTATTTAAGTAATGGTTCAAGAGTAATCATTAAATCTAAAAATGAAAAATGGTCTGAAAAACAAAAAGTTAAAAAACCTAAGTATGAATTTACTCATCCATTACAACCATTAATTTTAGAATATATTAATGTTAATAGATTGAATGCTGTCTTATCTAAAATTGGTGGAATCGAATCATTATCAATTAAAGATTTTGGAAAAGTATTGAGTTTATATTCTAAAGATGTTTTAGGAGATTGTATTAAAGATGAAGTATTACCACAAGATTATAATAAAAATGTAGAATTAAAACATTTAAATAGTTGGTTGAACAAACAAGTTAAAAATTTATTAATGAGCAAATTTGCTACTAAAGTATAAAGGAAATAATATGACGTGTATTGTAGGTGTAGAATTCGGTGACAAAGCAGTGATTGCTGGTGATTTTTTAGGTAGTAATGGCCACACAAAAAATATTAATATGCAATCTAAAGTATTTGAACATTCAGGAATGATTTTTGGTTATACATCATCATTTAGATTTGGCCAAGTTTTAGAATGTATGTTAGATGATAATACATTATATCCACCAACAAATTCAAATGATACTTATTCATGGTTAATTAGAAATTTTATTCCAAAATTAAAGAAAACATTAGAAGAAAATGATTGTAATGCAGGTGTTGCCTTAATATGTATTAATAATCAAATTTGGCAATTACATTCAGATTTTTCAGTATTACGTAATGAAAATGGTGTTAGTTCAGTTGGTTCTGGCGAATATCATGCTAGTGCTGCTATTGCTGCAATATTTAATTTTGATAAATCAAAGAAAGAAAAATTCGATAATAAAATTCTTGAAATTGCATATAAAGTTACATCTGATATGGTTACATCAGTATCAAATAAATATAATTACATATTAGGTTAGTAAAAATTTACATTTTTATATTACATAAAATATCTATAGTACATACAAAAATAGTACTGTTATTTTAATGTATGCTGATAGTTCTTAAAAAACAAATAAAGGAAATAATATGTACTTATATATCTATTGGAATGGTATTAAAAATAAAGAAAAGTTTAATATTGTTTATGTTAATGGTGTCACTTTAAATGATACATTAAAAACTTCAGTTTTTAAATTATTTGATGATATTCAACAAAAACCAAAGATACATTTATGTTAGGATTAATAAATTGAAACAATGTGTATTAAAAATTTAAAAATGTCATTCATATTAGTTATTATCAATAATACTGTTTGTTTACAACAGCTGAAATGAATCATATAAGTTGTCGTAAGAAATTTATGAATTATTTGTGAAAATAATTGTTTACATATTATGTTTTTATTGTTATAATAAATATAAATTAATATAAACACAGGTTAATACTATGGTTACTGAATTATTACGGAACAACATGAAATTTACAAAGTGCTTATTTTTCGTTTGTATTCCATTAGGATGTTTATTATTTGTGGTATTCACTAATAGTTTTGGTAATGTTATACATGATTCTAATATACCTTATACTGATTTCAGACCTGTACAAAATGAAAAAGTGTATATATTGACAATAGAAGAAAGGATCAAATTTATTAATTTTGAACGTGATTTACGCTGTTTAGTAGAAGCAGTATATTATGAATCACGTGGTACACATAATAAAGAAGCTTATCTTGGTGTAATGGATTCAATTATTAATCGATCTAATTATAAGCATTTATGGAGTAATACTATTTGTGGAGTTATTGCAGATAAAATGCAATATTCATATAGAAATAACGGTAAAGTGAATTATAATTTATATCAGCCAGAAGATTATCAGTCATACCAAGAAATATCTAAATTTGTAGCGAATAAGTATTACAATTATTTGATTGGTGAATATACACCATCTGAAGTATTTTATTATTACAATCCTAACAAAGTAAAATCAAAACCATCATGGGTAGATAACAAATACTTCTTATATGAAGCTGGTGGACATAAACATTATTCATGGCATAAAAACGCATAAAGGAAAAGAAATGATAGAATATAAAGTTCAATTAGAATCAAGAGAAGGTCATTTATTAGAACTAAATGTACATGCGTGCAATGATGATATTGCTATTGCAAAAGCATTAGATAAAATTAAGTTCAATGGATGGGAACATTACGGGTATGAATTAAAACAGTTAACGAGATTAAAATGAAAATATCATATATAAGTGATATACATTTAGATTTTTGGATTAAAGAGAATGGTAATAAAATTGATAAATTTAAGCGTTGTCTTGATAATTTTATTAAGAAATATGATTTTAACTTGTATTCAAATATATTAATAATTGCTGGTGATTTAGGCCATCATTTTTATCAAGATACACGATTATTATTAGCATTAAAAGAGTATAATGATGAAATTGTAATTGTTTCAGGGAACCATGACTACTATCTTATTAACAATAAAATCAGAAATAAGCACGATTTTTCCTCATTTAAACGTATAGAAGAGATGAAAGATTTTTGTAAAAATAATTCAATTCATTACTTAGATGGTGACATTATTAATATAAATGGTGTTAAAATTGGTGGATTAGGAATGTCATGGGATAAATCTTATTATGAATTCATGGAACAATCCGAAGCTACTGATAGTGAAGTATATCAATTATACACAGAAGTCATGAACGATGCACATTTAATATTAGACAATAGGGAGCCTGGACAATTGTTTGATCCTTTTGACCATTTTGCTCAAGAATATAAAAAATTACAAAAAATTAATAATGTTGATATCATGGTAACACATTATTCACCTATTGTTCCTGATAGTTTACCACCTCAATTTAATAATAAAATATCAACATTTTATTATTTTAATGGTTTAAATGATATTAAACGAATCAAGCCTAAGTATTGGATTTTCGGACATACTCATGATTATTATGATTTTAATAAAGAAGGCACCCGATTTTTATGTAACCCATTAGGTTATCCTATGGAAGTTTTATATCCTTCATTAAAAGTGTTCGATTTTGGTTAAGTTAAGTGGTTAAGTTAAGTGGTTAAGTTAAGTGGTTAAGTTAAGTGGTTAAGTTAAGTGACAAAGAAGTACAAGATATACTTAAGAAGAAGTATAATAAAGGATATACTGTGAAGATTAAAGCTGATATATTACGTGCTGATATTAAAAACATGAAAAGGGTGAATAATTCAGACGCATATATAAAAGAACTTAAAATAGAGTTGTATAATTTAGAGAAAAAATACGCTGAGTATTTTATATAAAGGAGACGTAATGTTTAATAGAAAGAAAAATATCACATTAGTTAATAAAATTACTGATGATAATATTATTAAGACAAGTTTATATAAAACAAATGGTAAAACATTCAAGTTATTATGTGATGCACGTAAAGCTGGTGCAACTATTGGAATTAATGCAAATTATTCATTATCATTATTAACAGATAATGGGTTTGTTTTATTATTTGATAATAGACAATTAAATATTAATGAAATTAAGTTCGATAATAATCAAATTGATAAAATTAATAATCAAATTGATGAAGGTTTTGAATATTTTAGAGTCGTTGCTGACACACTATAAATAAAGTAAAAAGGAGAAATGAATGAATCAAAGAGTATATTTTAATAGTACAGAATGTACATCAAAGTACGACTATATTTTAGTTAAAGCAGATACATTAGAAAAGGAAGAAGTATCATCTGGTGGAATTGTAATTGCAGTAGAACGTAGTTCTATTGAACGACCAACATCTGGAACAGTAATTAGTGTTGGTGAAGATGTTACTGATATTGATGTTGGTAGTGTTGTAGTGTGGCCAATGACAGATGGTTTAGATATTGAATTCAATGATGGCACATTTATTTTATTACGGGCAGAATCAATCGTATGTGTTAAAAAGTAATATGGATTTTTCACAAAAAGCACAAAGTGTAGCTGATAAAATGAATAATTTGACCAGTAAGCTTGATTTATCGGAAGAATTATTAGTTCAGTCAGATGACATTGTTGATTATGTAGAAGGTACTACTAAAGATATTACATTATCTAGTGATACTAATTATGCAGATATTATGAATCTTGAGATTATGACTGATGATTTTAAATTTGTTAGAGAATCACTGAAAGAAATCACTAAAAATGCTAGAAAAGTACAAAATTTGATAACATTGGATTTATTATCAGATGAATCCGACAAAAATGAAAATAGACCAAGTCTTATAATGTCATTTTCAGAACTAAGTAAAGCAATTACTGATGCTCAAAAATTATATGTACAATCGTATAAGGAAATGAGTACAACTTTGCTTAACTTAGACAAAATTAAGAAAAATAAACAGGATGAAGGTCCTACCACAGTTAATAATACACTGAATATTAACAGTCATGAATCACTAAATACAGCAGATTTTATTAAACAATTAAAGGAGTGTAGATAAATGTATATTGCAACAAAAGAGTTTCAATTAGAAAATAAATCAATTAAGGAAGGTCAAGAAGTTTGCAACCCTTCAGAACGTTTAATTAGTTTAGGCTTGGTAATTAAAATTAAAGAACAAGAACAAATTTTAATGGACGAATCATCAGCTGTAACAACTGCATCTGAAGATGAAGCACTTAATGAACAAGAAAATGAACAAGAAAATGAACAAGAAAATGAACAAGAAAATGAACAAGAACAAGTTCTAGAAGAAAGTAAGAAAGTAAGAAAAAAAAGAATATTTTAATTTTATAATATTTTTAATAAAAGGAGTATAAAGTAAACTCCTTTTATGCTATATCAATTGGTGCAGGATCAGTCCATTTATTGCGTAGTTCTTCATTTAATAATTCTATTTCTTGTTGAGCTTGTTGTTGAATATTTTCATAATTGATTCGTGCTCCACCTACCAATGTTTGGTCATACTTACCAACGTTAGAACCCCATAATAATTTAGTTTTTGCAATAGCATAAGCTTTAATCCATTCGTGATTATACACTAAATCATATGATTCATCAGCGATATATTCATATTCGTAATAAATTAATGCAGGACCTTTATAGTTTTCCAGTACTTGTAATTTCTTAGACAAATGATTAAAATTATGTGCAATATCATCTGCAAAAAACTTATCTAAAATAGCTTTAGTAGAACTAATTGCAATAATACTTGGAATAATATCACCTGTTAATGAACCTGAGAAAAACTGTTTAGACCACAAATCAGGTACATAACCAGCACCATAGTTAGCACTGAAATTAGTAATGTTACTTGTACTACCTTTCGATAATTGTTTCAAATTAGTCATTGTATCAGGCATATTATATGTATTCATTCCATTAATTTGAACAAGAACAGTACCTTCTAATGTACCATACGCATATTCAGTAAACTTTTGAATTGTATCATCGATAATCTGATCATATTGAAAATCAGTTACTTCGACTCTAATTAATGGTTCACCAAGCATAGATTTTATATAATTGACTAATGCTGCTTTAGATGTAATTCTCATGATTTTTCCTTTGATTATTTAGTATTATTTATAAATAAAGTATGTATAAAAATGTAAAACAGGGGTGGTATAAATTAATATCACCACAAAAGTTCGTAAAACCAGTAGATGAGCATATGAAGTCTTATAAAGACGGTCACGTCAATTATAAGTCAAGCTTAGAATTTAAAGCTATTAAGTACGCTGATTGGAATAAACATATAGTCGCTTGGTCATTAGAACCATTTGCTATTAAGTATATAAAGCCAACAGATGGTAAGTATCATAGATATTATATTGATTTGTTTTTAGAATTTTCATCTGGTGATAAATTTTTAGTCGAAATTAAACCTAAATCACAAACTAAACCACCTAGAAAACCATCAAAGAAAACCACTAAAGCTAAAATGAACTATGAAAATGCATTAATGACGTATCATATTAATTTAGCCAAATGGGCAGCAGCTGAAAAATATGCAGAAGCTAATGGGTTTAAGTTCATTTGTTTAACTGAAGAACATCTTAAATAATTAATTAAATTGACCCCAAACATCATCTTCTTCTTTATCAACAATAGGTTTTTCAACCTTCTGATTAACTGCTTGAGTTTTGTCCACAGTTGAAACTTGAGGAGTAATCTCCGCTTCAGTATTTTGAGCTAATTCATTACCAATTAATTCATTAAAATACACATCCAATGTTTCATGATCAGTACCAGCTACATCGTAACTAATATCAGTATTTTCAATTTCATGAACAAGTTTAAATTCATACGGTTTACATGTTAATTTGTATATAGATTTTGCATCTTTATATGTGAATAAATTATTAATTCCAGGAACAACGAAGTCTACATGTGAAATTTCCATTACTTTATCATTTGGAAATACAATCAAATTACCTATAATTTTATTAAGTGCAATCATATTATCAAATTCTGATTTAGCAGCAAATAAAGTCACATTAGATGAATTATAATTACCAAACATATTAACATTATAACCATCTTGATCCCAATCTTCTGAATTCTCAGGCATCATATAGATATCATATATTTTAGTATTGTCAGTTTTTAAATGTGAATAATCACCAAAAACAGTATCATCTTTATTGATTTGTTCAGCAATCAAAAATTTAGTTCTTACACCATAAAGGTTAATTACTTCTTCACCCATAGATGTATTTAAACTATATTCTGGTTGGTCATTGAAATTAAAATTCACGTCGTTTATTCCTTTTTATTTTTATTTATAAATAAAATATCTTACTAATTAAAGGATAAAAGAATATGTTATTGAATGAAACTGTACAGTCATTTTTTACTGGACCAACAACATTACAGCTTAGTTCAGAAGTTACTGATAAGAATGTATTAATGGATTTAGAAGCTGATGAAATTTACTCAAATACTGGTTCATTTTTTGATGATAATGGCGGTAATTGTTTGTTTGGTTCAACAGATCAAACGGATATATTATTTCGTCAGAAAGATAAAATAATGAAATATAGACATTTGTCAATGACTCCTGATGTAACTGAAGCAGTAGACGAAATTGTTAATGAAATTATATTTTCTTATGACGATAAGATGCCATTGAAGATAGTTATTAATCAAGAAAACAACAAACTTGTAGAAGCTATTAATGAAAAATTTGTTAAAATATGTAATCTTATTAATATAAAAAGGAATTTA